TGCTGAGAAGCTCAAGAGATTGAGTGACTTACGTGGATTCTTATCCGCATCAGGTTTTTACGATAATGTAGTAATACTTGGTGAGGAAATGAGTAAGGAAAACTTGTTGTCTATAAACACAAACGAATTCTTATGTGGTCTAGCTTGGGGATACAAGAACTGGTACAAATTGATTTGTGCACATTATGGTATTTACAAAATAGGCCAAAATGAGGGTTCCGCTGTTGTTGCTAAGAAGAAAAAGGGTTGGGAAGGGTGCGATGATTCCACTTATGAAGAATACGAGAAATTGTGTTCAGAATTGGGTCCTCTGCAGTCGGAACTGACTAGCCTTACTTTAGCTTTTAGGAAGGAAACCGCACGTCTTCGAGTGAGCATTCAGGAGAGATCGGCGAGGTTGAAAGTGTTGTACGATACAGTACGTTCTGGAGCGGCGGCTCCACCTGAAGACATAGCCCTTACGGGCAGTGTCTTTCGAGGTGAGTCTATGCCTAGACCAGCCCCTACAACACCTGAGCCCTTGCCTGAAGAACCTGACGATCTCGAACTCTGAGTCATCAACCAGATCAACTTCGAAACGCTCAAAGGGCAGATTGCGTAGGAGAGTGTTCCCCGAACATATACCCTTTCTGGGAATAGTTAAGCCAACGTCTCTGACATCTAACTGTTTACCGGACCCATATTGGATGGAGTTCTTATCTTCAAGGGATGATCTAGAGTTTGAGAAGTCAACGGCCATGCGTTACGTGTGCCGGCCCGCTGACACTACAGCTCTATATGATCACCTATTGAAATATGACTATATACCACAAACGCCCAATATTGATCCTGTAATCATGGATATAGTCCTTAATGATATCGTTTCTCGCTATGTTCCAGCTAGCCCACTGACACTCATCCCAATTGATGAAGTCGTCATCAACACATCTGCCTCACCAGGCTATGTGTATAAGCAAGCTGGTTATAAACATAAGAAAGACGCTCACGTTGAGATGATTAAAGATGCTAAAGACGCTCTTACCGATATCTATTCAGGGTATACTCCACTCACCAGACCTTATTCAGCAGCTGGTCGTAGTAGAATACAACGTGTTGATAAGATCGCGAAGAAAGGCCGTATGGTCCAAGCCCAGGATGGGCGCGATTTCTTATTGACGGCCTCACTAGGTCAAGCTTACACTTCTTTCTTGAAGAATCTACCTGACAGTGAAATTGCCATTGGTTATTCACATTTCCATATGGGTTTTTCACAATTATGGAAGCACATTCAAAGTGATGAAGTATGGGCCCTTGACTACGTGAGTTTTGATAGTTCACAGGTTCCTGAACTCCTAGAATTAGCACTTAATGTCTTTTTTAGGGCCTTTG